GTCTAAAGCTTCTTGAGAGAGGAACTGAGTTTGCGTAAACGCGGTATCCAAATCTTCTTCGGTTAGCTGACCGGGAATTACAAAATCAACTAGTCGTTGATCAGGTGAGGTTTCTCGGTATATGTAAACACGGTCATTAGCAGTAGATGCTGTTAGTTGTATCTGTGTGTTTGATAGCCAAACAAAAGATGTGTTTACGACATTGTTAATCTTTACTTTAACGTGTGATTGGGCAATGTAAGCGAAGGGTACTACAAATTGTGTTTGCCCACTAGAGGCTATGTATGCCACATAAGAGTAAGCCATTAGGCCTCCTTTTAAATATAAAAGAAACCCCTCGACTGAGGGGCTTTAAGGTTTTAATCGTCTGAGGTTAGATCAGCTATTTTGAAGAGCGCCTGATACGGAGCAAGCCTACGAAGCTTCTCTGCACCATCGTCCCTTTCGGGGTCTGATAGAGCATTTACGCCAGTTACTAAGTCAGTTCCCAGACCAAAGGTAGGCCCGAATAGTTGACCCATTGTATTGTTAGCTTGGAAGCGTGAACCTCCTGCGCCAAGACCTGTAGATTTCTCTATAGCAGCGGCATACGGGCTTAGCCAAGCTAATGCACCTGACCGATCAAGAACATCTCGCGTCCATTCTCCAGCAGAACGATCTCTAATCTCACCGTTACGAATCATATCTTTAGTGATAACTACCAGACCGCCTAATGCTAAAGCCATTCCCATAGAGGCAACGGCATCTGCATCCTTATAGTGGTGCATACGTTGTGCCGCAGGGGCTATCATTTTGTTCATGATAACGAACCCGTAGGTTTGGAACTGCATCAACATCTTAGCGACAGCACCATCCATTAGTAGAGGAGTGTCGCCAATTCCAGGCGTCATAATTCCACGATCAGCGGCTTGTCTCATTGACGATACAAAAGATGTGTAAGCCTCGCGTCCTTCTGAATACAACTTGTACTCAGCCTCCATAGCATCCCTAAGTTCGTCTAAGTCTGCATCTTTGATGTCACCATCTTTCAGCAGCTTCTTACCGTTTTCATATTCCTGACGGGAGGCTATATATTCCACTTCGTTATGGGTCTGCCACTTTTGTGCATCAAAGCTTTTTACACCACGATCATCAGAAATACCATACCGTTGAGACATCTTCTTGAACTGAGCAAGTTGATCAGGGCCGATACCTATCGTAGCTAGTTTCGCCCTAGTCAGGTCGTCTAACATACTTGGGTTATTGACAATCTCTACCAGCTTGTCTTGTTGGAAGATCATAGTCATAGCTTTCTGCTTTACGTTCCAAGCAGCAAGACCAGATATGACGTTAACCTTCTCATTTAGACCAGCCGTAAGGCGGTCAACATTAGCTGTAACAGCTTGCTTCATGGTTCCTGTAGCGCCAATACCTATTCCCTGATTAAAACTATCAGAGCCTGACAGCTTCAAGTGTCGCGCTTGGTGAAGTAATCTTTCAGAAGCAACAGCTATCTTATGTATTACATCGTCAGGAGCGTCCTTGAGAATAGCGGAAGAAGCTTTAAAGTACTTAGTAGCGTACACGCCAAATCCGTTAGTTAGGATCATGTTAGCCGCATCGGTAAAGGAAGTAACAATAAACTCAGGGCCAAAGCGTGTGAAGTTATATTCCCTAGCCTTATTAGCTGCCCAAGTTAAACCGTCATCAACATTGTCAGGCATACCCGCACGACCATAAAGTCTTTCGAGTAAACCATCTACATCTTTTAGTGCTTTCCTTTTTTCATCCTTTAAGTGAGATGACTTCTTGTTGCGTCCTCTAAGGAACGCAATCTCTGCATCATACTCTTCAGATATAGCTTTTTTCATGTCACTAAGATCTAATGCAACGTCCTTACCAAAGACCTTACGAAGAGCGATACGGGCCGATACTTCTTCCCATTGCTTGTCTAGAACCATGTGTAGGTCATTTCTAAGTATGCCTAGCTCATGGGCTTCTCTAGTCTGTTCGGGGGTCATGCGAATAGTACGACTTTTACTACGACCACCTTCAAACATAGCCTCGGTTAAAACACCTTGAGGGGACTTGCTATTTTGCTGTAGGTTTCCGACTAGATCATCAACTGTCTCGTTCATGTTCTTTGCGCCACCTGTTCTATTTAAACGAACAGCTTTCTTAGCTTCCTTCTTAGCCCTACGCCATGAACTCTTCATGTCCTTGTAGGCAGCACGGGACTCCTTAGTTAAGTCCCTAGTGGCCTTAATAGCATCCTCAGTTTTAGATACCGCCACTTCTAAGTTAGATACAACTTCTTGCTTCTTCTTAATGTCAGCTTCAGCTTTTCTTAGTTTAGTCCTAGCGGCTAAAGCCCGTTCCTTGTACTTAGCCATAGCAGGGGTGTTCACTTTAATTGAACGCCACATGTCATCTATAGCCACAGCATGGTTTATCTCAGCTTCAACAACTGCTTCTTGGGCTAATTTTATTGCTTGAGGATCTTGCTCTAGTGGGCCTTTAACCTTCATTAACTTACGAAGTTTACCAGCGGCTGAATTAATGGCTCGTTGAGTAGGGCCGTTCTCTACAACAGCAAGTTGCTGAGCATACTCCTTCTCTAGCTTACCTCTTATCTCAGCCTGTGCTTCAGCCAACTCGGCTTGTGCTTTACTGCGTGTGGCTTTAATTAGATTAATACGCTCGTAGGTTGTCCTTACGACATCCTTAGCTACCTTAACGGATAGGTTTTTAATCTTAGTAGTACTTTGCCTAATAATGGCAGCAGCTTCTACCATAGATTTCCTAGCAACCTTCTCCGCATCAAGTGCAGCCTTTGCGGCTTGATCAATTTCTTCAAGAGCCTTCTCGTATTGATTACCAGACCAATCCTCTAGGATCTCACCTTTATAACGCTGACCTTCAGCTTTTGTTATAACCAGTTCTTGCCCTTGTACATCCTTAATTGTAACGTCTTCAAGACCTAGCTTAGCGTAGTCGTCAATAGACATACCATACTCTTCTATGAAGTCTTCAGCGGGTTCAGACTGTAAGATCTTTATGAAGAAGTCCTTAGCTTTATAAGTGTCTTCACCGATTATCCTACTGTCCCATAGCTGGGCCATGTGGTAGTCATTACCCATACGCATCTTGTCTGTAATCAAACCATGCTCAACCATAAGGTCTTCTAGACGACCATTACTGTGGTTGATCTTTCCTGCGTAGTCATCAACAGCACTTGTAATAAGCTTTGTGTTGTCAGCGCCCCATCGTGTTTCAAGCTTAGCTAGATCATCAGGACTTGTATAACCATGCAAAGATCTCACCACAAGTTCATTGAACTCAGAAGGCTTTAGTAAGCCCATCTCAAAGTTCTCTGCTTGCCCTGTTGCACTTTGTCCCCAGTTAACTATACGAGTACCATCTGAAGCTAACTGTTGTGCTACACGACCCTTTCCTGTCATAGCCTGGTTTAGATTAATGACTGTGTTCTCACCCTGTAGAAGAAGGGTATCGTACTCAGTCTTTATGGCGTTCTTAACTGTTTCGGCATTAAGAGTAACCTCACCCTCAGCAGCAGCTTTATTTATCCTGCCGCCTGTGTCCATAAGACGTTGAGTAACATTTCGCGCAGTCTTAGCAGTCCAGTTAAAAGATCGACCAATAGGGGTAACCTTATCAATCCATCCTACAGTCTTGTTAAGGGCGTTAGCCACAACACCCCTATTACCGTCCATAACAGATTCGGTGCTATCAGACACTCTTTGAGCGCCCGCTGTGTCGTCACCTATACGACCACCACCTAGTTCTATATCGTCTGCCAGCAATGGTAACGGGCCTACGAAATCAGGATCATTTAAAGAGCCAAGTGGTGGTGTGGTTTCTGCTCTTACCGCATCATCTGCACCACGCCTTAACTTATCGACTCCTTTCCTTCCTTTGTAACCACCAACTGCACCAAGTAGAACAGAACCTGCCAATACGTTAAGTACTGACTCGTCCATAGTTCTAAACTCTTGCATGTTGTGTAAGGCAACTTCTTGTGCCGCAACTACAGCACCACCCTTCATTGCATAGTTAGCCGCCGAAGCTAAGGCTTTACCTTTCTTAGCCTGACCAGCAACAGGTATAAGCGTCATAACATCTAGCAGGGACAAGCCCATACCAAGCATCAGACCATAGCCGTTGCCGTTAATCATGTTATCCCTGTTCTTTATCTCAGAACGAAAACGCCCTGCTCTGGCATTAAATTGATCAATGTTATCTACACTGTCAAACATGCCCTGCCTTATAAAGACATCTATGTCCGTTAGGTCTTCTTTGTTGTCTTGGTAGTGTTTAAATATATTAAAGTCAAGATCTTTTGGGCCATGACCTAGTTCTTTAGATGCCATATACATTCCACCAAACAAAGTCTCTTGTTGGTAGAACGATACGGCTGTTTCTAAAACTCCGGGACCTTCGTTTCCCATAGCCATAACATTGGGCTTAGGACTAAACGAGGACACTTCCATATCGACAGCTTGGACACGATTAAACGTATCCTCTTCTGCCGTTGTTGATGAACGAATTAAGTCCATAAATCACCTTTGTTAAACTTTTGCCTTTGACTTGTCTATAGATTCCTGTGAGGCGGCATACTTAGCAGCAAACTTAGCAGGTAACACAGTAGCCATGTAGGCAAGGTAAGAGGGCATACCATGCTCTCGGTTAGCTCCAACGAATGTTAGGGCCTCTTCATACCTACGGTTATATAAGCCAAGCATACGAGTTCTGTTAGATTTAAATAAGATCTCATTTACCGCTTCTTCCATTAAGCCAGCCTTTAAGTAACCAACTAGTTTTTCACCTATTAATTTAGGCGAGTTGTATGCCATAGATACTAAAGCGAGACGTTGTTGGTGGTTAAGATCTACACCTTTAAGGCGGCTATCAATTACAGATTCGGCCTCTCCAACAGCAGCATCAAATAACTTACGGCCTTGAGCCTCAGTAATTTCAATGTCACCAGAGTGAACGGAATCAAAGTAATCAGAACCAACTTGCAGTGTCTCCATGAATAAGTCTTTATGACCTACTGAATCCATGTTGTATCCATAACCAACAGTACGAAAACCTAATCCGTTGGGGGACTTCTTAACGCCATCCCAGTATGATCCTGACCTCCAAGCTTCTGCCTCGGCAATCATCTCAAACCTTTGTTCTGTGTATTCGGGATCTGATGTAGTACCCATATGATCTTTTATTCCTTTGTATGCATCTTGAATAAACCAGGATATGTCCTCAGCCGTTTCAAATAACTTATTAGTGTCAATTGAGTCTGGTGCAAATCCAGCTTGTAGTGGTTTGGTCAGTCCTATTAATGGACTTATCTTTCCGTCTACTTTTAGTTTGTTAATAACATTTTCTTGTAGAAGTGTAGTTTGCTTAGCATCACTCTGTGAGTTAACAGAACTACCTTGGAAGTTTTGATAAGGACTTTCCATTTGATTAACTTTAGGCTTAGGCATTCGAGGATCGATATGACCACCTTCAGCCATTTCGTTTATCTCTTTATCTGTATAAGTGTTCTTAGGAACATCGTCATTAGCCATATGAGGGTAAACACCGATCTTATAACCTATCGCTAGTACCGATCCGCTTTTCTTTTCAGCGGGGTCAGTTCCATTAGGGTATAGAGCAATCAAATGCATAGAAGGGGCAAGGTCGCCTTTAATAGCTTCTAGAGCAGCAGTATCAACTACAACGTCACCTGTGAACTGAATAGGCGCACTAGTTGTTGTGTTGTTAGCACCCGCAGTTGGCCTAGATAAGTCACCAACTTGAGACAACTTTTCTTCGGTAGTTAAAGAACCTGCATGTCCAAAGTCATAAACTTCATTTATACCTAAAATAATATCTTCTGGCTGTTGTGTAACTGAGTTAACTTTAGTAACAGTAAACGTACCAGACTTATTATTATTAGATCTAAAACCTGTTTCTCCTTCACCACCAAACGCAGCCATTTCCCCTATCTGGGTTGTTGCGTTATCCATATTATCGGAAGCATTAACAACCTTAGTGGGGTCTAACGGATTAACCTGATTGTTTTGATCGGACATTTGAGAGCCAACAGTTAACGGCTCAGTAGACTCAGGAATCTGAGACTGCGTACCTTTCATAACTAAGGTGTACTGACCTTTGCTTGTTCGTTGTTGGGTTAGGTTAGGCATCATAGTTGCCCAAACAGCTTTGGCTATTTCATCTGGGTCAGAAGATCCCATTCCTGTTACTTGATTAGAAAGCGATAAGGCTCTATGAGTAGCCATGAACTGCTTAGCAACAGGGCCGATAGAAGAAATGTAAAGATTATGTTCATCCAATCCGCTTACATTTAAATAGTCAGCGATAGATTCCCTAAAGTCATTGTCGTCTGTGAATGTCAGAAAAGAACCATCAGCCATTATGGCTTTAAATACATCAGTATCATTTGTAACTGGAACCCCAGTTTCTTCTTGATAGTAAGCAGCCGTCTGTGCTGCAACTGCCACATTAGCCTCGCTGTTTACCAAAGCGTCAGCTAGGTCAGACTCACTATTAATAGTATTGAAATCAATTCGATCTTCTTTAATAGCGGCAAACATAGCTATAGCATTTGGATTGTCTGATAAAATTGTGTCAGACATTGTGCTATCAGTTTCATCCATCTTACGAAGAAGGTCGGAACCTCTTTTCATCATTACAGGGTCTTTACCAGTTATCATTCCGCTAATTGCGGATCTAACCTTTGGTGATATAGATCCCATTTTATTATGGTGGTTATTAAGAATACCCGTAACAGCGGTAGACGCTTGTGCAAACTCTTCATCTGATAGTTCAGGATTAAGAAAGTTCGTAGCAGGTACACTAAGTAACTTGTCTAACTGTTTTTGATTGTAATCGGTTGTCTTTACGGACGACATATTACCCATAGATAATGCAAACCATCTTTCGTCTTCGGCTTTTAAAATACCAAGTGCTTTAGTTTTGTCACTAAGAGCCTTAATGATTTGATTGGTACTTTTCTCGTCACCAAACCTATTAGTAAACTGTATTTGTTCTTGAACTAGCTCAGCTAAATCAGCATCACTATCGAGGCTATACGTTAAACCATTAATTTTAGTTACCAAATCATTCGCAGACTGAACAGACTTTTGAGTTTGTTGTGCCTGGAATTCTTCAAAACCTTTTTGTAACATTTCCGCAGAAGCAAAAGCGTATTGATCAGCAAAAGTTTTGTATTCATCACCAACCTTTATTACCTTAGCTTCAGATATAAATCTTGAAAATTGCGTCCACTTTCCATTTGCATGGGCTGACTCTTTATACATTCCAAGTATAGTGGCTGATATTTCAGAGTCCTTCATGGTTGGGTTAATGCCTTTCAACCGCTCAAAGTCCCCTGCAAAGGAAGTAACATCTATTGGCGTACCACGATTAATAAGGTCAGACGACATATCCGTTACTAACTGAGTCCGTAACTGTGCGCCACGATCTTCAGAGGCAGCAGATATATAGGGAAGTATTTTAGCTTCGTATGCGTTTTTAATCTGTTGATCTAATAGTTCATCACCTGTTCCATCACCAAAGTTAGCCATGAAATGTTCATCAGCTTTTTTAGCTAGACTAGAACCATCTGAAACATCATGCATACGAAGAATGTTTTCTTCAAAACCTTGCATTAACGCACCAACTGATTTGGCACGAACACCTACATCCACAGCAGCTTGAAGTGCAGCGGCTTCTTGCTCAGCCGTTCTTTCAGCTTTACGCTTTTGGTAATTAGCCTCTGCTTTCTCGTCAGCCGCGACAGCCCTTCGTTCACGCTGAGCCTCACTAGCAACCCTTAGATTCTCAGCACGTTCTACTTGTAGTAGGTTAGAATCAGCCTCCACTACGGCATTAAAAAAGCCACTCATTGCCTTTCCCATGTTACCTATGGCATTTGATTGGGCAACTCCTGCACTCATGATAGCGCGACTATCTTGAAGAGGCAGTTCTTGTTTTTGTATCTGTACTTTAGTTGTAGCACCCGCACTAGTTTGTAGCTTATTACTGCTACGTCCAGATCGGCTAGTGCGTGAACCAGAACCAGCGTTTGATAATTCGGGCATCTACAGCCTCCTTGTTAGGTTCTTTTATAACCGTTAAGTCTAAGTTGATAATCTCGCTCGTTGGTCTTGTAACCACTATAAGAAGAACCAGCGTTTGTTATAGATCCGATAGCATTTGCATTGGCGTTAGCCACTGCGGCAGCACCTTGACTATAAGCCAGTGTTGTCTGATTTAGATAACCTTGCTGTCCTGCCCTTTTAGCGGATTGCAGAGATTCAATTTGATTAATTCTACTTTGCTCTATGCGGCTTATATCCATACCTTTTGTATATGATTGATCAATTAGTAGTGCCGTTGAGGAAGAAGAAGAAGACCCCATTTCACCTAGCATTACAGACAGTGTGCCTAACTCTCTGTTAGCTAAACGCACACGGTCAGATACTTCAGTGTCATAGAGATCATTAGATTCACGTTGTAACCTAGTGTTTTCCTTCTGTACTAATGCAAAGTTACTTGCTTCCGCTTCATAGGCACGTTCAGTAGATTGTTTAGCCACCTTAGCCTGTTGGGAAGCGGCTGCTACCCCAGCTACTGCTGAGGCGACAATTGCTGTTACGCACATATTTACTCCTGTCGAGTCATCTCGTTGAAGAACCCTACCCACCTTGCGCTTGTAACTGTGCATGGGAGATATGAAGGGTTAATTAGTTTGATTTTTACTGTTGTTCCATCAGATCTTACGGGCGCATCAAACACGCCATCTAGTAGATCAGGAGATGCCTGTATAGAACCTCCAACAGTAGATCCATTGAACGTATAAGTTTTAGAGGGACGCAAGTGTGGAGTTACTACAGCTTGTAAAAACGCTGAGTCTTTATAGTCAAAGTAAATACGTTTAAGCTGAAGCCTACCTGTCGTTACTGTTGCATTATCATTACCTTCTCTAAGGTACTGTTTAGACAACTCAACAGACATTGTGTAGTTTATACCCAAGTATATAGGCACTCCTGACTTGTCCCCAGCTAACGTAAACCTTCCTTTAAAGAACCCGTTACCAGCATTAAAGCTAGGTGTAACTGTAAGAGGATTAATAACAATACCCTTAGATCCAGCAGGAGAGTTTTCCGTAGTCGTGACGGCAGTCATCTTTGTAAAGTCTAAAGCATAGTCGCTGACAAAAGTCGTAAGCTGTGTCGATGAATCATAAGTACCTACAATGTACTGTAAAGCATCAAGCCTTACAGGGTATTTAAATTGGGAAGGTTTCTCGTTTTCATTTAAAGATATTTTCTCTACAATTAAATTCCCACCTCTTGTGAGGGCAATGTAAATGTGACCATCTAAATTAGTAAAGTTTTGGATTACAGTTCCTGTTCCAAAAGACCACTTACTCCATGATGATTGTGCTTTCTCTTCGCCATTCCAAAAGGTTTTGTAAACGTATATTGTAGAACGGTCTGTGCCACTAAGGGCCATTATTGTTCCTGTAACAGTGTCACTAACCAAGTGAGTTATAGGTGCGGGAACGTAACCAGAAGCGTGAATAAGAACATCGTTAGCTGTGTGTCCAACCGAAGTGTCGCTGTAATAGTATTCAAACAAAACAGCACTGCTTCCACTCTTAGATGCGAAGTATAGTTCATCTCTAAATCCTAAAGGTCGGCACAAATGCTCTGATGTATACTTGGTCGCTACGTCAATTTGAGCAGTTAATGGGGTGAGGGCTTCATTACTAGTTAACTCAAACTGTGCATTATCTGACGAGCAAAACAAAGCCTTGCGAAACGGAACTATAGCTCGTATTCGGTTAACAGATGACGTTGAGGCCGTCCTACCAAAAGGGTCAGAATCAATTACCTGACCAGCAGTTTTGGGCCAGAAGTTTGTATAGTCTCCAGCCGCAGAAAAGAATACAGTTTCATCAGACGCAATAGCAAGGCGATCACGGTGGAAAGTTAAATCCGATATTTGATTGCCTACAAAATCTGGGGAAGGAATTACTGCTTCTGCTGCTGCTCCAGTAAGTCCTGTGTTTGGACGCTGGTTCCATGATGTGTACATCTGGAATGTGAAAGTACCATCAGCATTTCTAATAAGCTGGTGAGGCATCGTGTCATAGTGAAAACCCCCAGAGGCGTATATAGCCACAGTCTTTAATCTATTAGCTATAAAGGTTGTATCACCAACGGTTGCAAAAGATAAATCCTGAGAGGGGTTAGATGTTGCTAAGTAATTTAATGCGGTATAAGGCGCAGTAACTGTATGTATAGAACCATTAGAACCATAAACATTTATTGTAGCGTGTGCAGAACTACTAGTAACGTCTGACACTCCATTATAGCCAATAACTACTAGATACTTTTCGTTAGAGTCTCGCTCATAACTATAAAAAGCATGATCGTTATAGGTTAGCAATGTGTCTGCGAAAAATTGAGTACCCGGTCTTTTGCTGAACCCACCTGAGACTACAGAGAACATAACATTCTCAGCATCTTCTACCTGACCGGGCAGTCTTACAGTACTTGGTTGACGACTTACGCCTTGGTACATGGTACGGAGGGTTTGCTCGACCAGTTTACCCATGATTATCTCCCGTAAAGTGAATGGTTTCGGCCTACTACATACCGACAATAAGGACTGTCAGTAAGAGCATTTGAATCATCGGCCTCTGCTTCTGCGTCCATTAATGCTGCATAAGCTTCTTGCTCTGCGCGTACAGCGAATTGATCAGCCGCTACAGAACCTAGTTCGGATTCTTGGAATCGTCTAGCTGCTTTAGCTGTTATGTAAAGCTGTAGTTCAAGAGTTAAATCGCTTATGTCTCGTTCCCAAACAATGTCTACAGTCAGGGCTTTATCAAAGGTAAATTTGTGTTTATCTACATCGTATAGATGAAATTGATTTAGGTATTTTCTAACAGACACGTTAATTTGTTTGTCTGTACCTACCGTGTCTATACGGAGAACAGTGTCTGATAAAGGAACTGTTTTATCAGCGGTAAGGCTTAAAAGGTAACTACGCTCTAAATTACACATCCAACCTTTGGCTTGTATTTCGCGTGATACCCTGTCTAGAATTCGTTCTGCTGATTCTGCATCGGGCAGACCAGAAGATAATGATGATACTGGATCTTCGCCAATTGACTCAAGGATCTGATTGACGGCATCGAGTTTGGTTAACATAAGAACCTCGTAGATGAAAAAAAGCCCCACCCGTGAAGGTGAGGCTTGTAGTTCTAATTAAAGAACGTGTAGATTATGAAGATGCTGAAGTTAATTCAATAGCACACTCAGGACGCAAAGTACCGTGGCCTGTCAACATCTTGGCAACCAAGAAGTCTTCCAAACGACGAGTGTCACGCTCTGATTCAAAGCCAATATCCATTAACTTAACAGTAGCTACTGCATCAGCAGTCCAGATACAACCTGTGGTGGTTGCATAGTTTGCGCGGTACTTTGAGTACACACCAGCAGCAGACGTTTCGTCAGTGTTAGGCATGTTCAAAGATTTAACTACTTGAACACCATCGATGTTAAGAGTTTGAGCGCGTCCTTCAATACCACCAGCACCGCTGTGGCGAAGGTCTTGGTCTAATACTAAGAACTGACCGTTAGCATCTTTAGCGAACTTGATCTTGTTAAATGTCTCAGCAGTTACAGACATATAACGTGCCTGTTCTTCTGGTACTGACAAGTTGAAGAACTTTAAGTTAGCTAGACGGATCGCGTCAATCCACTGAGCACCAGTAGTTGAGGAACCAAGACCAAAGATCTTGTCACCACCGGGGAATGGGCCATCAGCGGCAGTACGAGCAGCCTTGATGATTTGACGGAATACGTTCTTATCGAATACACGCGCTAACGCACGACCCATCTGGGCTGAGTACTCAGAGCGTACATCGAAGTGTGACAACATAGAATCGATGTCAGATAGTGCAGTGTGTGATACTAAGATGTCATCGATGGTGATAGAAATCTCACCTGTTTCGATTTCAGTGCCCATCATCTCAGTGCCCGGTACATGATACTCGGCAGATGCCTTCCATGTTTTAGGGAAACGGAATGAACGCTGACCACCACCAACAGTTTTCACGTTGTGCTTGTCAAGAGTTACGGTTGCAAGATCGAATGCGGTTAATACTTCACCACCGAAAACGTCTAAAAATAAGCCACGATTGTCAACTGGCCCTGTTGTTTGTCCCTTACCAAATCTTACTGGTGAGGATGTAATGCTAGAAATAGCCATGATAATGCCCTGTAATAAATAAGTATAAAATGTCGATATAAAGTTTTAAGTTGTAGTTAAACAAAGATTGTCTGTCGTAACAGGTCAGTGAATAGTAACGTCTAAAGAGCGCACGGAATTAACCCACATAAACTAGCCTAGTCATGTCAGGGTTGGGGATGTGCGACCTTATCGTAGGTATCGCTGGCTTGGCGTTACCCTAAGAATGGTTGCCTCCCGAAGGAGGCGGTATGATACTAGTATTGGTCTAGGTCATATGTGGAGACTGACATCTTATCGATGACAGATTGACGGAATGTTGGATTAGACTTGTACTCTGGGTTTGACATGTCTATCTTCATTTCCGCTCGACTACGGTAACCCGAAGCGGTATTACCTAACTCGTTGCCTAACATTAAGTTAGGCTCTGCGTTCTGTCCCATGCGGGATTTAATTGCATCAGCAGCCATTTTCCAATTTTCTCCATTTAGCGTATCGTTGTACGCTTCCTTATCTTCAGCACTAAGGTTGTTTTCAGCCCATGCATTTATCTTTCCCCACTCCTCTTCACCACCCACATACTCAAGGGCAGATTTGGACTCAGCGTCCATACGGAACTTTAGGTTATCAACATAAGAGTCGATTAGACTTGCATCAACACCTGTAGCTATGAGGGCATTTTTAGCCTCATCACTTAGGTTACCTTCCTGCTGTATTTGCTGGATCAATGAGTCAACGTCAAGGCCAGCGTTGCTGACTATATTAAGGGCAGCATTATCGGTATCCGCTTCTGGTGCGGCCTCAGTGCTTTCCTCGCCTTCCGTTTCCGTATCGGGTGATCCCCCTTTCATACGGTACTCCAACTCAGCAGCGTGTGCTTGCCAGTTGTACTCACCTGTCTCAGCATTATAGAATTTGTCCTGTCCGTTCTCTGGTTTGAGAGGGATGGGGGCTGAGTCTATATTCTCACTTGATGGGGTTCCATGACCCGCTTTGAATTCGGCAGCTTTTTGCTGGTTATATTCATCGGAGCCATTCTCTGGTTGTGTAGCTTGTTCAGTCATTTAGTATCCTGTTTGAGTAGCGAAGGGGCTACATGCCCCCTTGCTCCACTGCTTGTTGTGCCATAGCTGCACCGCCAGCTTCCGCTGCTGCACCCATGCCTTGTTCAACTTGACGTTGCTGTCGTTTCTGAGCCACTTCATCTTCGGTGTTAACCGCATCCTCAAGGGATAGACCGTTAAACGCCTTACCTAACAACTTTTCCCAACGAACATAGTCGAGAATTTCTGGAGGTAGACCTTGTAGGAATTGAAGAGCAGAGCCTACGCGCTGAACATCTTGCTCACGACCTAGACTTTCTAGACCCGTTAGAACTGTTGGTTCAACCACGCCTTCGGGCCACGGTGGTAACTTACCTTGCGATTGCATCTGAGTGATTAGTCGGTTAAGACGAGCAGACTGCATGTCACGCGACAGCATTGAGAACGCTCCACCAAGGGAACCTTCCAACTCTTCTGCCATCATCTTCAGTTCATATGCTGTGACACGCTCACCTTCACGCTGTACGCTAGAGTTCATCAAGAATGCCGCAGCTATCTCTCGCTTCTTCTCGTCCAGTTCAGCTTTAGCAACCTGTAAACCAGGCGCGTTTTGATAGGCTAACATTCCAATGTCTTCGGGGTTACCAACGACATACTCACCGTTATCAGCCTTAGACAAACGTCTGCGTAGGTTAAGACCACCAGCAGCGTTAGGGCGAATCATCATGATATGTCGTGAGGCTAATGCCGCACCGTCTAACATTGATTTAGACAACCCGTCCACAGCCATTAGATCGCCTAAATGCTCTTCACATTTACCACGACCATAGTCTTCTCCAATAACGGAAGTCCACCGTAGCGCGTTGAACGGACATACATCATATGTTCCTACGCTATCAGGAACCTTGCTGCCACTAATTTCTTGATGCACATCGAACTTACCTTCCTTGTTATATTTACAAGAGGTATAGATAGGCACACGTTGAGTCGGGGCGTCTTCAGCTTTTAGCATTGAACGCACAGATGCAGGTAAGTTGTTGGGAGAGAAATATTCTTCAATGATTATCTCTGTCACATCACCTGTCATGTCCCTCACAACCACATACTGGTCTAATCGAAATACTCGCATACGGTTGTCGGGCAGAACCTGTTCTAAGGCGTTACCTGTCGTTATAAGATATTGTAGAGTTAGGTGCGTAGGTTGCCGCCACTGTTTTCTCTCAATCTCATTACTGATAGCTTTCTCAGATAGTGCTAAACCACGCTCTGTTTCTTGATCAGTTTCCATTTCGCCTTGGGCCATCAATATTTCAGATGGTATTTGAAGACGGAATGAACTCATGCCCGGTGGGTACATGGCAATCATTAAACGACTAGCTAAGCTCACTACCGCTCTAGCACCAAGCCCTTGATAGGGGGCTGGTAGGACGGTGTGTGAGTTGTGTCCTTGGGGTGGTAGTAATGCAGGGATAGTTATTGCTGAACACTCCCGTGCGCGAGTAAGGAAAGGCTCACGCCTACTCTTTAACTGTTCGTATCGGCCTTGGGTTGTATCAGTCATACCCTACCTCTATAAACTTAGACCGCTTCCGCTGCCATTCTTAGGGTTGGCTGAGTAGCCTCCAAGTTGGATGCGAAAAGACTTACGGCCTTTTTTCTTAGCTTGTTCTTCGTTGCTTTTTACAGCAGCCGTGTTGACCTCTTTTTGCTTTTCCTTTGCCTTCACCACTTTTGGTTTAGGGGCAGGGGCAGCAGCTACAGGTTCGGGAGCAGCAGGAGCAGAGGGAGAACTAAATAGATTGCACATTATTTCTCTTCCTCTTTTTTAGTTTTCTTAACTGCCTTTTTAACTTCAGTAACTGGGGGTGCTTTAACTACGGTATTACGATTGTGTTTTAAAATGCCCATTGGGATTTATCCTTGTATAAAAGTGACCTGAGTGTTTAAACCCTGCTGCCTCATATAACCTGCCTGTCTCTTTAATAAACAAACCTGTAGTTAATCCTAGGTTAATGCGGGTTGCTCCTAAATCTACTGCCCACTTGTCATACTTTTTAAGTAGTCGTATAGCAGAGGATGATCCTCGTTGTTCTGGGTGAACATAAAGAAATAGATCACAGGTAGAAATTGTAGGGCCAAAGTATTCGGTTACAGCTACCGCGCCTAACATTCCTGTTATTTGCCCATCAGTTGTGGACACGAATAGAGATGCTAAGTCAGGGTGATCTAGTGATAAGTGTGCTAGTTCTAAAAGCTTGTTTTCATCCAAAGGCAGTTCCCTATATACGGGACTCTCTTGGTGCATTAGGTTTGCTAACTCAAGCATAGAAGGAAAGTCTTCTTTAATGCACTGGCGTATCTGTCGATTCATCAGCTTCCTCCTGCCATACCATTAGTTCATCAATCAGTTCTCGCATTCCCGCATAGCGGTGTGCTGATATTTCTGATTCGTTGTACGCAATACACTTAGCAGGGTAGTGCTTATGGAGAAGAACTAAAAGTTCGCGGGATGATACTGGAAATTCTGGAAGAGTTTGCTCTTCGTTTTCATTACTCATTTTGATACCTCTGGCATGAGCGCCGACAATGGGCAAAAAATACACTATCAGAGGGGGAATTCTCCGATAGTGCTAAGTGTGTTTAGGTAGTTAAGGCTACCCAAGATATGGGGTATAGGGGTTTGAGAATATCTTGAACCTCTTTTGCTAGGTCCTGGATTTCTTTTTGAGCATGAGGATCAGTCCGTTGTTTAAAGAACCGTGCATAGGCTGATAACGAACCTGTCCAATACCAGCTCACTTCAGTACCTTGAGGCAGCATAAAACGGGCTTGTTCGGGACACATTCCACCAGCAACAGCCATTTCGTAAGACTCATGACACATAGTGTTTACAGTCTGGAAGTGACGCTGCCAGTATTTATTACCTGTCGGATGAAAGTCCTCTCCCGACCCCTGCTTTACGCTTTCTGTCGGGGCCTTTCTAAACTGATCAGGTATAAAGAAAGTAGGATTAGAACGTATATACCTGCGAGACTCTTCATTCTCAGAGAATCCAACCTTATGTTTGAAGCACTGTGTCCGAATCGGAATAGGTGCGGTCATACGCAAGGTAATAGATGTGTGAGAGAACGGCGTCCAGTGATGATGTTTAGCTAGGTAGTTAATTAACCCCGAATCCCTTCCACCATCAAACTCAAGTCCGTCAGCGCCGAAGGATACTCTTGCTGCTTTGACAACAGAGGCATCGTTGCCCATGTGATCTATGTATTCAACCTTCATAGGACGAAGACCTCACAGTCTGTCCATCAATTTCCTCTACATAATTAACCATCACAGTACTAGGTGACAGCCCTAGATCGACACGATCCTTAATTTTCTTCTGACCAAGTGGTTGTGGATTACCGAACAGTCTTTCCCAGTTTGTTTCGTAGGCTTCACAGTTAGGCTTGCTTACAATCTTATCTTCTTCACTCATACGTTAATCTTCCTTGCTAGATACTAATATACGCTCAGAGAAAAACACCATCTTCTCTGCGTCATACACATTGTTGTTACCCTTCTTCTCTCTACCCTGACGGGCTGCGGCTGAACGCCATACAGCTTTAAATACATTGCCCTCTGCAAATGTCATTTCTAAGGATTCGATAATGTCATTGCATTCAGCTTTATAGCTGGTGGGAATTGTCGTAGGGTTTTTGACCGACACACGGTAGTAGTTTGAACTACCTCCTGTATGTTCTACAGTTGGGGACAGCAGTGCCTTATCTAGTTTGCAGACTTCACAGTGTTTAGGCGACAGCCCCATTGGATTACCACATTTAGTACAATCATAATGCGCCATTCAACGCCTCCGACCTTCCAATCTTTCTCTGCGCCCACATAGCCACTCGCATAATTTCTTCGGGGGTACAATCAGATTTCATTCTGTTAGCTTGCATACTAATTACAGCGGTGTTGTCCAGCGTATAACCTAGTTTAGGATCTAGACGATCTAGCGTTGCGCTATTGTAGCTACCACCTTGGTTACTGCCAGCAGACAGTGGGATGCCCAGCACAGGACAGGACTCTGGGATGTTTAAATCCCCAGCTTCGATACTGAACTCAACCCCCAATCCTGATGCTCTGTATTTAGCGTTAGACCACATGGATTTCTTATGCTCTATTGAGCCGAACTTATACTTACTAGCCATTTACAAACCCTCTCTGTCAAATGCTTTTATCCACATGGCACACGCCCCACTTCGGACAATATCTTCCATGCCAAACTCAATCAGGGACACTGGTAATCCTTGGGTTCTCACCAATCGAATCACTGTCTCAAGTCCAGAGGTAACCTTAATGTCACGCTGACGAACATCACCATTAACCACGACAGTACAGTCCTTACCGACACGACTTAGAAACATCTTCATTTCTTCGGGCGTGGTGTTCTGTGCTTCATCTAGAATGATGAATGCGTTATCGAATGTACGACCGCGCATCACCTCAAACGGGATAATCTCAATAGCCTTATGCTTCAATGCAATGTCGTACTGTCCACCACCCATACGCTTACGTATTACATCCGTGAAGGGTACAACCCACGGGGCTATCTTCTCTTCCATAGTGCCTGGAAAAAATCCTAGCGACTTAGACCCAGTGACGTTGGGCCGTGTCAGTACGATCTTATCGATGTTACCTAGTCGGTATAGGTCAGCCGCTACAGTAGAAGCAATGTATGTCTTGCCTGTACCCGCAGGGCCAAGAACTACTACTTGGTCGTTACACATTAACGCTGCCATGTAGTCAGCCTGTGTGTCCGTTTGTGGACGCAGAGGCGGTACAGCATGACGTTTGTCATCAAGGAATTTTTCCTGCACATCCCTGTTCGGCTTACGTTTGTTCTTACGTTCCTTCTTCATTACCATCCCCATGATTCACCTGTCATTCCGTCTGCGCTGTAGTCTGTGACCCTACCCTCAAAGAAGTTTTTGAATGAGTCACCACTAAGTACCCAATCAAGCCAAGGCAGCGGGTTCTCTGCTATGTCCCAATTGGGTTTCAATCCTAGGTTTGTTAATCTTCGGTCTGCGATGTAGCGAATATAGTCTTTAACTTCACGCGCACTAAGGCCTTGAACATCACCCATTGCAAACGCAAGATCAATAACTTTATCCTCAAGTTCAACAGCAGATCTGTACATGTCGTAGATACCTGTTTTAAATTCATCAGTTACCACCTCTGGATTTTCATTTAAGTAGATCCGAAACAACTCAGTCATGCCGTCAACGTGCATAGTTTCGTCACGGATTGACCACTCGACTATCTCGCACATACCCTTCATCTTCCCAAACCGCTGAAAGTTTAAGAGCATTACGAATGCAGAGAACAGCGACATACCTTCATTGCACACTGTCTGTGCTAACGCTCTAGCAAGACCAGCTTTAGTTGACACATCGAAGTCCTGCATGAACTCAATCTTTTCACTGAGTTCTTCATACTCTAAGAAGGCTGAGTACTCTGACTCTGGTAGGCCAAGCGTGTCGTTTAAGAATGAGTAAGCCCTCATGTGTATAGACTCACGTTGGGCGAATGACATCATCATCATCCGTGCTTCGTTGTTCTTAATGTTAGGTAGGAACACCTCGACATAAGAACCTCCGACTACCACATCAGACTGTGTGAACAGCTTTAGTATTTGGAGAATGAATTCCTTATCACCAGCGGTCATCTTCCCAGACTTCCACTGGTTAACGTCCTCCATTAGTGAGGCCTCCCATTCGCCCCAGTGGATCTTGTCATGCTCAATTGCGCGGTTAACTAGGCTAGGGTATTGGAAGGGTTTGTATGCGGTACTAGTTTCTAACAGACTCATTATTTATCCTTGGCATGATAGGCACTCGTCATCATCCTCGTAATCTTTTAACGCCACGCGGGTAGCTTTAATAGAAACATTGTCAGCTTTTGCGCCAGCACTGGTACGGAGATAATAAAGACCTTTAAGTTTTTTGTTGAACGCCCGTAAGTGGACTTCGTTTACATAAGATTTATCTGTCCCAGAAGGGAAGAACAAGTTGACTGATTGGCCCTGACATATGAACGGCTGGCGTGAGGCTGCATGATCGACAACCCACCGCTGATCTAACTCAAACGCTGTTTTATATACATCCTTATGCCACTCACTTAGCCACTCAAGATGCTGTACTGATCCCTCATTTAGAATGATGGACTTCCACTGCTCCTCCACCCAATCAACATCTGATCGATGCGCTTTAATTACCTTGTCGAGGTATGGGTTCTTAACTAAGTGGGAACCTACACGGGTACGATGGGTATAAGCATTGGACTTCCAAGGCTCAATAGAAGGTGAACAACCAGCAAGTATGGAACTGTTAGCGTTAGGTGCTATAGCTAACAAGTGTGAGTTACGAACACCCTCAATGTCAGGACACGACCCCCTCTCAGCAGCTAGGTACACAGTCTGATTGATCGCTTGCGCTTTGATGTGGGCAAACATATTCTCGTTTAAGGTGTTAGCCATTGGGGATTCCCATGGCACTTCCTTACGCTGAAGATATGTGTGGAAACCCATTGCGCCTAGACCCAGTGCGCGTTCTTGCGTAGCTGAATACACAGCCTTTCGTAGTTCCTTCGGTGCGTGGAAGCAGAAGAACGAGATCACATTATCAAGCATGGTGATCAGGTCAGCCACCATTGTGGTGTCCTTCCAATCATCGTAGTGTTCTAGATTAACTGAGGACAAACAGCAGACAGCAGTTCTATCTTCTGAGGTAGGCAAATGTATCTCGTTGCAGAGGTTACTGCCGTGGATCTTTAATCCTTTGTCCAACATAGCTGGTGGTAACTTACGGTTAGCTTCATCGATAAAGTTAAGATACGGCTCACCTGTTCTGAACCTTGTCTCCAACAACCGTTGCCATAGGCCACGCGCAGACGTTGACTCTCGTACTGTCTGATCGTTTGGATCAATCAAGTCCCACTCAGCATCAGCCATAACAGCTTCGATGAACGCGTCAGTGATGTTCACTGCATTGTGAATATTGAAAGCTTTTCGATCTGGGTCACCACCTGTTGGCACACGGATGTTCATAAACTCAATGATGTCTGGATGCGACACATCCATGTATGCAGCATAGCTTCCCTTGCGGGTTGTGCCTTGGCGATAAGCAGTCATGTCTGCATCGACTGTCTTTAAGAAAGGAATTGGAGAAGGAGCCACGTTAGAAGTACTGCGAATGTCGCTCCAATGACCGCCAACTCCACCACCTTTAACAGATAACCATCGTAGTTCGGACGAATGGTCGATAAGACCATGCAGGCTATCAGGGACGTAAGTAAGAAAACACGAAATAGGTAGTCCACGGATTTTTTCTCCCTCCTTGGGAGCGTTAGATAGAATGGGAGAAGAGAACATGAACCAGCCTTTTGAGGCGTAGTCATAGATCCGTTGTGCTAGGTCGTAGTCGTTCTTGCAGAATGCGGTAGCCGCACGGGCAAAGGCATCCTGTGGATCTTCACCCTCCATGCAGTAGTAATCTTGCAACAATGTACGGGCTTGTTCAGACATAGAATCATTACGAGAATAATCAATCACGATTGTCATGAATCCAACCCTCCGTGTGTGAGATACTTTTAAAACCAACAAGACGCTCACCGCTTTCGGTGTTCAACAGAGTAGGTACACTCTTAACTTTAAATTCAATCGCCTTCTCAATGTCCTGTGATATATCAACTTCATGAAATGAAACATCCATCTGCGTAAGAATTGAATCTATTGCTTTACAAGGAGCGCAACCTTGTGTGTAAAATTTAATAATCATTTATCATCCTCTTCTTCTTTACGATCAGGGCCGAAAAAAAGATCCACTAAGTACAAAAAGAATACAGTCAGTCCTGCGTATGTAATCGCTTGAACTAAATCTCCAAGCGCATTAAATAGATGCTCCATCATGCGCTCCCTCTAGGTCTAACCACTCATGACCATGTGGCCCCCACAGTTTGATACGGTGATTGTCTTGGTCGTAATCTTCGTACCTAAGAATCCTAGCCATGCGACAGTTGAGCAGTGCCTCTTCTTCGGTCTGGTCTTTCTTTTCATATAAAGCTACGACTGCCTTCCACATCTGAGCCACGTTACCGCAGTCCCCTAGTGCAGCTTCAGCCTTCTTAGGGCCAATGCCTTTAGCTCCCGCGTAGCCGTCAGTTTTGTCACCCATTAATGTTTGAATCATCCACGAATGGTCAGCACTAAATGGCCTGATCATTTGTGGGCGTTTCATTTTCATTGGATTGAACAGCTTGCATGGCACTGTCAGAAGATCCTTATCGATAGTGATAACGACTGAACCTTTAAGCCGTGGGTTTGTTCCATAAATACCCATCACATCATCAGCTTCTAACCCATCTATGCGGCTAACTTTATAGTTATCCTCAAGATGTTTAATCACTTCGTTGTAGGCGACAGGTTTATCCACACCCTTGCGGTTGGCCTTGTAATCAGGGTTGATAACCTTACGAAAGTTACCGCCATTTTTTGGACTTAGTGTAAGGATAGGTGACTTTGCGCGAGAGCCGTGCATCCATTCAGCTATTAACTTGTCTGCGTTACGACAAGCCTTTCGACTGTCTATGATTGTTTCATCGTCCCACGTTTCCTGTGCCGCAATGGCACTGCGAAAAGCGATAATATCGCCATCAATTAATCCATACATTAGTGGGTATCCTTCCAGTTATTTCCGATTTCATAAGCGCCAGCTAACTCACAGTTGGCATTAAGATTTTCCCCTGCTTCTTTAATCGCAGCGGCAAAGAGTTTTCCTATAGACTCTGCGTGTTGAGGACGCACAGACATCTGCACTTCGTCATGCACATTGGCGCAGTAGTTGAAGGTGAGGGGTTCATAGGTGATAGGGTCAACGTGCCCATCACGGACACACAAGGTAAAGTGAAAGTGAGACAGGGCCTCCTTCATAACAATGCTTCCGTCAGACTGTAAAAGACTATTTAAAGCATTGTGTTCTGAAGGTGAAATGATAGGTCTACCATCGATGCACTTGACGAATCCTTGCTCACGGGTTCTTTTTTTGCATAGATCAGTAAGCTTATCTAAACCCGTAATACCCTTGGCTAGGTCATCACGAATGCGCTTACCAATTGATGGTAGTCTTCCCTTCTTTATGACTCCGTGTTTCTTCCACGCAGACACATAGATCTGTCCTAGGTTAGGGTTACCTGAGCCATAGAGCGTGGCGTAAATTAGGGTCTTGGAAGAATCCCGGTCTGGCATTCCTGCTGCTTTCATCGTTCTGCTATGAGCGTCAGTACCCTTAGCCTTGTCACCGTAGATAACGGCTTTGGCATAAGCACCTTTGTCCCAGAAGAATAGTCTGTTGGCTAATCCACGCAACTCAAGACCCTCGGCATCACAACCGACTAACTTGTCACCTGTATTAGCAGTCCAGACCTCACGCATTCGTAAGTCTTTCTTGTCAACATTTGCAACATTAGGTGAGAAGTGAGACATCCTGTGTGTCCTTGCACCACACTGATTGACACGACCATGTATGCGACCATTCCGCTCCATCTTCATCCATGCATTAGCACCCTCAGATACTTGACCAAGCTGCTTACTGATTCGTAGGTAGCGGTTAAGTATTGCAGCCTCTGGATACACCAAGTTCTTGAGGGTAGCCTCGTTGATCTGTGGAATATTAGTGGGCGTTAGCTTTAGCGGTTGCCAATCTAGGTGAGCCTTGCTTATGCGATAAGTACACTGGGGCCTAGAGCCTGGATTAAATGCTTGAACAGATACCTTAGTGTAGGCCACACCCTTGGTAATACCGCGTGACTTGTTACCTACTTTAGGTACAGTCGTTTCCACATGGTTCCATACTCTAAGACTCCAATCCCACACACCCTTCTCAGGTATGATTACGGGCTTGAATGTATCCTTTAGACCACGTTCAATCTCAAACTTCTCGTCTGATAGTTCGATATAAAGTTCGGTTAGTTTTGGCATGTCTAGTTTGAATCCATGCTGCTCTTGCAGATGTAAACAAAATGCGACCTTGTGTTCCAGCGCAACAGCGGGACGCCAATCCACTTGCTTCTGTTTGAACCAGCCCTGCAACTCCTTCTGCAAACGCTTGTATACTTTCATAGTGACAAGCACATCTTGGTTGCAGTAAGTTGACATCATAGGATGCCACTGTGAAAAATCTGAGTAGTCCATCTTCGGGAAGCCTAGGTCTTCACCCCACGATGCCAATGCGTGGGAACGTCTATCAGTAAACAGCATCTTAGATATGACTAGCGTGTCATACACTTGCTCAAACCGCAGCGTGTTGGGGACGATCATGTTTATTGCATGAAGGTCATAGCCTAAGCCATTGTGAAATACCACACGATCTGCTCCAGCTAAACGGGCGTAACCCTCACTAAGCGTAGGGAATCCCTGCTGGTCTGCGTAGCATGTGATCTCCTCAGTCACTGGATCACCAATGGATAAACACCAGTGGTGTGTAATGGTATCTAAGAGGCCATTAGCCTCTAAATCTGCGATAAGAACATTCATTTAGAATCCTTAATTAAAAGACTGATTAAAATTTTCCGCATGTTTTCAAAACGGAATATCATCTGGCTCGAAATCAACAAAGCTTTGAGACTTTGCTGCACTCTCAGCCACAGGAAGTAAGCGACCAGTAATTAGGTTGAACTCATTCAGATCTGCTTCACCTAGGTCACCGAACTCTCGGTTCTTTAACAGCCGAATACGAGACTGATCAGGGTTGTCACCCTGCTGGTCACGCTCAACAGCAATGATGTTGTCCGACAGTTGCTCTAAAGAAGCTGAGCCACGCATGTCCTGCAAAGTCACCCTGCCACCCTCGTTGTAGGACTTGCGTCCACCATCGGGACGCTTTAGATGTGTGATAGCTATGAGTCCAACACCTGTTTGCTCTACTAGACCGCGAAGTGCAGTCATAAGTAGGTCAATGTCCTTACGTTCCCCCTCGCCGCTCGACTTCTGGCCTGACACCACGATGCTGATGTGATCCAGTATTAAGAAGTCACACTCAAGTGAGGTAGCCATGTATTTAAGTTTGCTAATTAGGTTTTCTGAATCGATAGATCCAAAGTGATCATAGAAGTACTGGTTAGCAACGACAGAATCCAAAGACTTTTGATAAGCCTCTGCGGTAATGCAGTCAGGCTCTTCACGCAACCTACCCAGTGGCACATTGTTATCTATCGCAATGTAGCCATGAGCAGTCTTGGTGTACGACTCTTCAAGAAACACATTGCCTATCTTTAAGCCATGTTCCTTAACCAAGTGGTAGCCAATCTCCCGTGCTAGGGTGGACTTTCCTATACCCGAACCAGCGGTCATGAGAGTTAACTCACGCTTACGCAAGCCGTGTAACTTCTTGCCAAGCAAAGGATAGGGAATAGAAAAACCAGGTTTGACTACAGCCAGTAAATCATCCATAGAAATATCAGCACCTGACAGTATGCCGTCAGGTCTGAAAGCCTTGGCTTCATAAACCGCTTGCATCAACTCCTTTCCTCGGTGCGCTTCTAGCATTTCACCAGCATCTTTAAGAGGTAAAGAAGCTATGTAGGCCTTGCCGGGACTGAGAAGAGCAGCGCATTCGTGTGCCGCTGCAATACCTTGAGAGTCTTGATCTAGCAGAAATACCACTGAGGTATATGACTCACAGAACTCAAGCTGACTTTTAATATCACCTTTACTTGACTGTGCGCCAGACTTTACGGACACAACAGGCCACGAACCATTAGTCACAGTTGCGTAGGCCAAGCAATCAATCTCTCCTTCGGTAATAACTAGGCGCTTGCCACCAGATTTCCAAAGGTGCTGCCCAAACATCTGGGCTTGCTTCATATCGCCTGTGCTGCGGAAATCTTTACCCGCATAGCGTAATTTCTGAGCGATTACCTGTCCTTTATTATCACGATAGGCTGCTATCTGACAGGTGTTACCCTTGGTGTCCTCACCAACAGAGTAACCAAACTTCTTACAGATGATGTCGTTAATGTTGCGTTTAACTAAGTCCTTATAGACACCCGTAGGCAGTAAGTCTTGTGATTTCTTTGAGGTCATTTTGTTAGCCTTCGGTTGGTCATTCGGGGGCGTCTTACCGCCGCAACTGAAGCATGTTCCCCAACCCGCATCATTGACGGAATAACCATCAGTGCTAGGGCATAGGGGACAGGCTATGTGAGTGTCTATCCATTCGGACATAAATTTTCCTACTTATAGGGTTGGTCTTCGATAGCCTCAAACCAGATGTGAATGCCACAAGCTTCAGTGCCTTCGCAATAACGCTTGAATGCTTGTAACTCCACGATCTGATCGTCATCGTTCCAAAACTTTCCAGCCTTGGTCATGACATCTAATGGCCCTTTGATATAGTTATCTATATCTCCGCGTGGGAATCTCAGCTTGCCTTGCTTAGGCTTTGCCACGACACACTCCATCCACAATCTAAGTGGCCTGTCAGTAATCATGAACCTAGCTATATTGCATAGGGGCTGGGCTTCCTTGCGGAACAACTCATAGTTCTTACCGTAGTACGCACCGAACCGCCCGATACGGGGGCGGCTGGCTGGTACTGGTTGTACGGGTAAAAGAAAATATGAGGCAGTACTGGGTATGTTAAAAGTCGTCTGGCTCTGCTTCATCTGAAGGCCCTGCTGGTGGTGTATCCTGATTCAAGGGGCTGACTGCAAACTCAGTGGAGTAACCATCAACATCATCAAACTCGTCACCACCATCACCGTTAGCTGTACGTTGCTCTAGTAGCTGCACGTTTCGCAGTTGTAAAGCCACACCCTTCATGCCCCCAGCGGTGTATGGGATTAGCACGGCAGATATGCGGATCGTGTCACCTGATGAAACAAACACATCTTCTGGTAGTTCGTTCCTCTTGGCATCAACCATACCGGGTTGGAACTTTGACTTTGTAGTCAGCATAAACAGACCACGCAAGTCTTCCTTGCCCTCCTTCTCGTCAGCAATGTCATCGCCGTTCTTAATAGGTGAGCGATAAACCTTTGGCAACTTACCCCACTCTGCTATAGCAGCGTCTTCGACAGCCTCATTAATTTTACCAATTGCCTCTTTTACACCAGCATCTTCTGGGTTCATCAGCAATGTTACTTTGTACTTACCATCACTGAATTCGTGACCCGTGTCTGGACGAGCCAGCCATGCGTACTGTGCTGTGCCTACGGGTGTTACTACTTTGATGAAATTCTTCTTAGCCATTCTTTTAGTTCCTATAAATCGTATTGATTTTGTAATTTGATGGGATCGATCCCAAGGTTGTTAAGCCTGATCATTAGATCTACTGGCATTGGTTTGCCGTAGATCAGGTACTTCATAACTTCAGATGTCAGGTTGTCATCTTGAAGTCGTAATAGTTCCAACATTTTCCCTCCTAAAACGTATCGCTGTAGCAAGAGCGCCGACAATGGGACACTATAGTTTTGTCAAAGGTTTACTGTACTTCTTAGCTGAAGAAATACGGCGAGTTTAATAGTTCATTGACGTTAAAATCTCCTAGAGCAGGTGCTTCTGGAAGTTCGACATGTGGAGCATAGGAAAGTATATGTTCTCGGAACCTATCTAAGTGGTTAACCTTAAAGATCTTATGCGCCTCCTCTCGTATGCATCTGTGAAGTACATCAACTGCATTCTCCCCACAATCTAGCTGTCCATGGTGGACACCATAAGAGTCATGAATAAAAGCCGTGCTGGTAACGCCGTAATCATTCTTTAATCTCAGTGCTACGTTCTGCAACAGCCCTGCATCAAAAGAGTGAACCACGTTGGGGCTTGCGGCTAGGTAATTCTTACGCTCGTCAAGTCCTGTGTTACGATCCTCATCCCAAAGGCGAAACTCACCCATTAAAGTCTTTACCTTAGTTTCTTTTAACTTGTGATAGGCTTGCGTACACTCTACGCCTGTTGGAGTCACCCACTTTAATGGCAGTTCCTGCTTCGACAATGCTTTTGCACACTGTTGAAAGTACTCCATAATCGTTGACGAAGAATTAACACTGGACTTTAGTGCTTCAACAATAAGGTCACGCATATAAGCAGCGTTAGTTCCTTTCCTGCCCTCAAGATTGTCACAAAACCCATCCTTTACTAGCTGACCCGCAATGCCTCTTGGCGTCACGCCGTAGGGCGTTGTCATTGTTGCCCTTTTGCAGGTAGCTCTTGTAATCTTTCCCATCCACGCCAAGGCTTCTTCACGACCTTGTAAGGCCATGTCATTATTCAGCACTATGACAGCATCCTTTATCTCTGTGTACAGGTCATAGCGTTTTTGAAGGCTGCTACAGTTAGTTTTAATAGCACCCACGCTGTCCCTACCAAGTAACGATAGAATTTGCATTCCATTACAAACCCCATCTAGGGCGCACACTGATCTACTGAGAAAATGAGCAGGATTATCTAACCCAACCGCCAGTGCATACTCACGGGCGGCTGCTAGAAAAACGTATGGTTCATCAATTGAAGGATCAGTCCATAAACGGTGACCATCCAAAGGGTTTAACCCACTGTCAATTATCATGTCGTGGTTTGCATCGACCCACGCTATGCGCTCAGCCCATGTGGCCTTATCTTGTCCTGCTGTGTTAGCCAGTGTGACTTTTAACCAGTATAAACCTCGGTCACCCAGAGGCTTTGCATGGTGGAATTGTAGAAGACCTTTACAGATCTGATCACCCTGCGGGTTTAAATCCTGGGCCATGGGGTACAGACGGGTGCGGAAGTCTGCAAAATGCGGGTATGTGTGACGAGAGGATATTCTTTTAGTCATATTTTAGCCTTTAGTATGTGGTTTCGCCGCGTAAGCTACGCGCCATGTCTAACTTACGGATTAATGATTCACGTTTACTCTGCATCTTAGCGTTGTCCTCATGGATCTTACTGATCTGCAACTTCCACTCGGTGCGCTCGGCCTTATCCATTAACTCCCACTCTTCATCTGATAAGGCTACTGGTAATTCATCGTCTTCAACGGGTGGCAACCCGCCTAAAAAACCTCCTTCTTGTCTAACAGTGAGGATTGTGTCCAATATAAAGTCGTTCACTTGCCACTCTGTGGACTGCACCACGTTTATGGCATCTAGGAAACGATCACTTATGGCTTCTGGGTAGCTGGCTGTATGGCTGTACATTCCAGATCGCATCAACTTATGCTGAATGATTTCATACCCACCCGAAAACCCGACTAACTTACCTTCATCATTGTATTTATGTTCCCACTTATTAGGTTGCATCCTCATGGGAACCATATACGGCCTGTTAACCTCAAGCTGCGAGTTAATATCAACTAGTGCCTGTTGAGCCTCGGAACTCATAAAAACTCGGCGTTCAGTTTTTCCGTTTCGATAGACTAGTCTAGATTCAAACCAGCCACCGCCATGTTTGATCATAAGGTCTAGCAACTTAGCGCCAATGTGGACACGGGTATCTGGGGGCCAATCCTCATTCTGGATGCTATCCATCTTGGCCTTCCACCTTGCCCAAGTTTTTCTTTTGATCGTGCCTCCCACCTTTTTAATTAGCCACTCCGCAAAGTCAAAACCATCCTGATCAGCCGCCATGATCTTTGATTGCTTCTTCCACTTGTTGAATTCAATTTGTTCTTTGACTGCCTGTCCTATACGCAGGTTTAAACCTGTCGCCGCTCGGCCTTGGTAGGACTCACCGCTGGCCTTCTCCGTGAGGATAGTTCTGGCAGTAACTAATGCAATCTCTTCAGCACTTAGCCAACCTATTAGCCACCACCAATCCTTGTGGCGATACTTGTGTCCCGCTGTGATCTCTCGCTTAGCTTCTTCAATGGCAGCATGGAAGTGTGGAATGGCGTGAATCATCATTTCTTTAAGAATTATTTGACCCGGAGCTACGTCCCCCAACTCAGCAGATTCATGTTTAACATCCCCGTTGCGTGAAGTTTTCACTGTACTAAAGGTTGAGTGATAACGCTCCTTTCCACGATCAATGGCTGACGCCTCCCAAAGTACTTCCCTTTCTATCTCCGTTATCAACAGAGTTTTTTCTGGCTGCTCTTTTGGCTGTATGCTGTCTGTCATGTTAAATATCCCTAAAAAACCCCGCGAAAGTCACTAGTCGCAGGGTTATTGTCAAAAGTTTACTGTACAAGTATTCCGCACCTTTGGTGGTGGGAAGTTAGGTACATAGTCGGGAAAATCCACAGGACACTAGAGCTACAGCGGCTCACACCAATGTGTCCCCAATTCCTGTGGATGATTCTGCCAGTAATCACTATTTGTTATATCAAACAATGAGTTACAAAGCTTAGCTTGCTGACTGTCTGTATTTTGGCTGTACAGTGAAAGCAATACTGTCTGTCATTTCAATGACTTACAGAGGTTTACCTGTTGTAGGCGTCCCCTAATGCGCCCTCAAGGTCAGTTGATATAAGGGTTGTGGCTGAGTTGCGTAACTTATGACCTTTGTTCATCGCATCTGAAGGGCGCATATGAATATATTTCATACTCATCTCTTCATTAGCGTGACCTAATAGGTGCATTAGTTCACTCGGTATGATGCCCTGCTCAGTGAGTCGGGTGGCATACGAATCGCGCAGACTATGGACAGTAAATTTGCCATGTCGCTTGACTATCTCAGGATCATTTAGACCTGCTCGGTCTATTCCAGTTCGGAGAGCGCCAAGGCTTCCCGTCTTACACTTCTTGGTGTCAAAAGCATGGGGAAAAACGAAATCAGAATTCCTGGACCCCCTATGTTTCCACCTAGATTGTAGTACCTCACGAAGACGATCAGTCATTTGCAGCATGTCCGTACGATCAGTCTTTTTACGCCATACCCTAATGGCTATCCAGTTGACTGTATCTACATCTGCCCACAAGATCTTCCGACCTTCCGCTGAGCGTAACCCAAGATCAAGATATGTGATTAGTAGATGAAAAGAATCCACTGACCAGATCCGCTGATTCTTCGGCGCACGTTCCCAAGAACATCCGTTAAGATAGGTTTTTGTAGTCGGATTCATTGCATCTATTAAACGCTGTTCCTCTTCTACATTAGCCGCTCTGGTTTTCTTTTTGACCTTCATATGCAAATCATCAAAGTCCATTTCATGATTTATCTTGATGCCCCAATTCTTCTTACAGCATTTTTGGATCTGCTGAAGTTGGTCGATCTCTTTGTTGATCGATGCGGGTGCATAGCCTTCACGTTTGCGATTCATCATGATCTGATCTAAGTCGCGGTTGGTCATGCTAGACCAGAGCCTATTAGGATTGAGTGAGAACGGCATGATCCTGTTAGGAACACGATATAACTCCTCTACGGGGAACTGTCCACACAGACGTTTTCTTAGTGCCCCTGCTTGCTTTTCACCTGACTCAGTTAACAGGGTCTGACGCTCGTAATAGCGATTCAAAACCTGTTCGATTGTTTCCTCACTATTAAGACCAGCGTGTTTATGCGCCCTCTCCTTTTGTGATAACAATTCGGCAACCTCTTTGGCTTCCTTCTTGTTGCTAGTGCCTGTGGATTTCTTCTGTCCATTGATATGAACATACCAGTTCTGGCTGATTGTTTTACCCGCCGCATCGGTTCGTTTAAATAATTTTGTCATACTTTAGTCCTATACGAGTAGATTTAAGTGACAACTTCACTGTTTATTTTAAGCTCCTTCATGACCCCTGACAGCAGATCTTCTATAGTCTTGGTGGTCATAATAAGACCCCAACTATCGAACAACCTACAGTCCTTACCAACAGATACATGACTTTCTCCCGCAGAAAACCAAGATTCACCCTCTTCGGTGACGCCTGATTCAATTGGTGCGAAAGGCCCCTCGATCAATCTTAATATTATACTCTCAACTTCCATTTAGTTTACTCTCTTATAAGCGTATTTCATCATAGTCTGTAGGTTCATGGGGGTCTGCATCAAACAAGGCTTCAAAAGTGTGCGGGTCATAAAACTTTATAAGCTCCCGTACAAACTTTTTAGTATCGCAACCTAAACTGGCTGCAAATATCTTGTATTTCTGCGGTGGGATCTTACCCACACCCGCTTCGATTTGACTTATGAACGTGTAGTAGTCGAGTTCACATTTCTCAGCTAGTTCACGTTGGGTATACCCCAAGGATGTGCGTAATGTCTTAATGACTAACCCGCCCTGTTTACGGCGGCGCTTACTGCTTTCATCTTGGGCCTTCATATTTAAAGCCATTTTAGTATCCTCGTCCTTTTGTTTGTTACAAGGCATTAGGCCCATTTGGCTCATTGTTTGAACCGATAAATGTGCGTAAAGTGTTTAAGACATTTAAATGCATGGAGCCAAAAACATCAGCCCTAGCCCACGTTGGATTTAGGCATTTGTCAGCATCGGTAAAAACTATTGACCAGTGCCAATTGTCCTCGGTTTGCCAGTGCATTTTCCGACATCTAAGATTGGAAAATCTGTCCCTTGGTGGCCCTGTCTTATACATAACATATTTAAAATAATCCATTTAGTTTTTCCTTTAAGTTTATCTTTAAGTTCTCCGTGGTGGGGGGTTTTCCTACCCCCTTCCTCTACGGCTTTCTTTAAGTTCTTTTTCCTCCCTTAGCAAGAGCGCCGACAATGGGACACTAGCTAAATTTAATTGATCAAATCCAGGCGCTGCTACCAAGATCTTATGATTACAACGCCAATGGCTATAACTACCCAGACGATGGGTATCAAAATTCCATATGAATTATACAAACTACCTCCTTTACAGGTTTCTGGGCGGGTGTCGATTATACCACAATACAGCAAAAGTATCTTGCAGTATTATTCACAAGCCCAACAATTCAATCGAATTGCCATAAGCCACGGGT